TGAGATTGAAGCCCAGAATCCTAATCTTTGGGCATCCGGTTGGCGACCGGCGATAGGATGGGCTTGCGCCTATTCTTTTGTCTTCAATTACTCAATCGCCCCTACCGTGGCATGGATTGCCGCCATGTTTGGGTCAACTGTTCCTATGCCAACATTCAATCAAGCGGTTTTGGATACTCTGCTCTATGGAATGCTTGGCCTCGGTGGTCTTCGAACGATTGAAAAGTTCAAGGGGTTGGCAAAATGAAGTTGGACGCTCGTTCAATATCCCGTCTTGAGGGCATTCACCCTGATCTTGTTAAGGTTGTGGAGCGGGCGGCTGATCTTACTGATACACCTTTCATAGTTACTGAAGGACTAAGGTCAATTGAAAGGCAAAGAAAGTTAGTAAATGCTGGCGCATCTCAAACTATGCGTTCTCGACATTTAACTGGCCATGCAGTTGACTTGGCTGCATTTGTTGACCTTGATGGAACTGGAGATTATACATCTGGAGATAATATAAGATGGGATTGGCCTCTTTATGACCGCATTGCGATTGCAATGAAAGGGGCAGCATTTAAATTAAATATACCTATAGAATGGGGCGGTTCTTGGACAAGTCTGAAAGATGGTCCTCACTTCCAACTTCCTTTCTCTTCCTATCCAGAATGACTTGTCTAATGGTTTTTCCAATTATTTTCATTTCTTCGAATGTAAATCTGTCCCCCCTAGCAAAATTGCACGGGGCGCAAGAGGGGGCAACATTTCCCTTAATGTGTGCTAAGTTGTTATCAATCCTGTCAAGTCCACGATTTATATCGGTTGTTCCACAATGAACGCATGGTTGGCTTATCAGTTCAATGACTTCATCAACAGTCAAATCGCATGCATCAATTCGTTCATATGCTTTTCTAAGAAATATTGCACGTCCCTTTATAGTCTTTGCATATCTGCTTTGACGCGCCTTCACTTTTTCTTTTTGGGAATCGGTAAGATTTGCCCATCTTTCTTTTCTGCGGTCTCTGCCTTTCTTGCGTTCAGAATGGCATTCACGGCATTCATAAGACAATCCATGAGGGCGCGAACCATCTCGGTAAAAATTTTCTACCGTCAACGGTTTTGCAAGGGTGCATTTATAACAAGCGCGATAAAGCATATTGGGAATATATTGACTTTCCCCAATATGTCAATACGGGCCACACTAGAAAGAATATCCTTCAAGTAATGGCTAATGCCAAAGATTTAAGGTATATTCCTAGAAGTTAAGACAGGACAGAGACAATGACCACCGGACTTTCATACGACGGCTCGGTTGCCAACACCACAAGTTACATTACGCAGATTGCTACCTTGGCGGTTGTTGAGGAGACTAACCCTGCGTTTCTGACGATTTTGCCTCAAATGATCACCTACGCCGAAAACCGGATATATCGTGATCTGGACTTCCTGTTTACGTCGGTCGCCAACACAAACTATTCAACAAGCACAACAAGCCGCATTGTGGCGGTTCCACAAGGAACATTTGTTGTCCCTGAGCAGATTAATATCATTACGCCTGCCGGGCAGACAAATCCTGACTTGGGTAGCCGTATTCCACTTTTGCCAGCGACTAAAGAATACTTGGACGCAGTATGGGGGAATTCCCAAACAAAGGGTGTTCCGGTTCTTTTCGCTCCGTTTGATGACTATACATTCCTTCTTGGGCCATATCCTGACGCCGTGTATACTTGTGAGATCGTCGGAACAATCCGCCCTGACAGTATGTCGGCAAGCAATAAATCTACATTTATCAGCCTTTACCTTCCTGACGTATTTATCATGGCATCCATGATCTATGTCTCCGGCTATCAGCGCAATTTTGGTCGTGCCAATGACGACCCGCAAATGGCAGTAACCTACGAGAGCCAATATCAGACACTCTTGGCTAGTGCGAAGGATGAAGAAAACCGCAAGAAGTTTGAGGCTGCGGCTTGGTCATCTCAAAGCCGGTCAACAAGCGCAACTCCGACGAGGTGATAAATGCCACATGCCTCGCTTAAACTGATCCCCGGCGTTGATCAGAGCAAGACGCTTGCTTTGAATGAGTCGGCGATCTCTGAAAGCCAATTGATTCGGTTTGTTCCAGACCGGACTCTCGGAGGTATTGTTCAGAAGTTGGGTGGTTGGACAAAGTTTTTTTCAAGCACAGTTGGTTCAATAGTCAGATGCTTGTGGGCGTGGGAAGATACAAACGCAAACTCTTATTTGGCAATTGGGGCTGAAGGCACGCCATCTGGTGCTAGTCGCGGGACATTGCAAGTAATCCAATCCGGCGGACTGACAGACATCACGCCGCAAACGGCTCAGTATAATGTTCCTGTCAGTTTTTCAACTACGGCAGGAAGCAATATTGTTACTGTTACCCATTCAGGAAGCAATATCAGTGACTATGACGTTGTTGATATCCGCACGCATATTAGCGTTGGCGGGATCATTCTTTTCGGTCAGTATCAATGCTATGCGCTTGGCGCGAATACATATAACATTCGAGCCTACAACGTATTGCTAGAGCCATATCTGGCAACTTCAACCGTCACAAATGGCGGGGCTGTTTCGCTTTTCACTCTTCAAAGTGGCTCTGATTTCGTTAACGTAACACTTGCAAACCACGGTTATGTTGCGGGGCAATCATTCCCAATATTGATTGCCAATTCTGTTGCAGGTGTGACTTTGTATGGCAACTACGTCATTCAAACTGTGCTTGATGCAAATAATTTTGTTATCTCTGCAACCACTCAGGCATCAACTATTCGCGTTACAGGTGCATCTGGAACGGGGACGAATGCAACTCTCACGCAAGCCAACTCTGTTACTTTCACGGTTGGGTCGACTATCACAGTCGCCAATGTAAACCCCTCTGGTTACAATGGGACAAAAATTGTAAATGCTTCAACCAACAGCACCGTTTCGTATTTAAGCAACGTAACAGCAACATATGTTGCAAACGGCACGATCAGTGGATTTTTCTCAATCTACGATAACAGCAATCAAGTTAATTTCCTGTATCAAAAAGGCATTGGCCCTCTTCCCGGCGGATCAGGTTATGGCGTTGGCCCATATGGCGCAGGTGGATACGGCACAGGCATTCCTCCAATTGCAGGGACCGGAACGCCAATCAATGCCGATGATTGGACGCTTGATAACTGGGGCGAAATCCTCGTCGCAAATCCAATCAATGGTCCAATCTATGCGTGGAACCCAACGACTGGCGATCCAGTGGCTCAGGTTATTCCAGAAGCACCTGTTCTCAATCACGGCATTTTTGTTGCCATGCCTCAACGCCAGATCATTGCGTGGGGAACTACCTTTACCGGCATCCATGACCCGCTTCTTATCCGGTGGTGTGATGTAAACAACTACAACACTTGGACGGCATTGATCACCAATCAGGCCGGTTCCTATCGCATTCCCAAAGGCTCAAAGATCATTCAATGCATCCAAGGCCCACAGCAGGGTTTGATTTGGACTGACCTGTCTCTTTGGGCAATGCAGTATAGTGGCCCTCCTTATGTTTATCAGTTCAACGAAATTGGCACGAACTGCGGCCTGATCGGGCGCAAGGCTGCGGGAACGATGAATGGTGGCGTATACTGGATGGGCCAAAGCCAGTTTTTCAAGTTTGTCGGCAGTGGTGTTGAACCAATCCGTTGCCCGATTTGGGACGTAGCATTCCAAGACCTTGACCGCGATTACGTTGATAACATCCGTATTGCGACAAACAGCCGGTTTATGGAAGTGTCTTGGTTCTTCCCGACCACCGGAAGCAATGGCGAAAATACAAATTACGTCAAATACAACATTCTTCTTGATCAATGGGACTATGGAACATTAGGCCGAACTGCATGGATTAATGAATCCGTTCTTGGGCCGCCTATTGGGGCTGCTACAAACCAATACATCTATCAGCATGAAACATCTCCTGATGCTGATGGGCAAGCCATGTTGTCATCTTTCCAGACCGGTTACTTCGTTATGAATGAAGCCGATGTGAAGATGTTCGTTGACCAAGTTTGGCCAGACATGAAGTGGGGGTATTACAATGACACGCAGTCGGCGAATATTCTGCTTACGTTTTATGTGGCGGATTATCCCGGTCAAACGCCGATAGCATATGGTCCATTCACGCTAACTCAAGCGACAACATTCATTACGCCTCGTTTCCGTGGCCGTCTTGTCTCAATCAAAATTGAGAGCGATGACATTGGCTCATGGTGGCGACTTGGTAACATCCGTTATCGCTATCAAGAGGATGGTAAATACTAATGGCCTCTTTAGATGACATTCTCACTACCCAGAAAAACGGTGTTATTGCCCTTAACAATTTGGCTTTAACATCGTCAAACCAGTATGCTTACAATAAAGGTTTGCCACTCACTCGCGGGGCGGCAAATTCAGTTGGGTTCGCGACACTTTACATTGTTCCGTCAACGCAGCAGATGACAATTACGGACATTGAAATCTGCAATACAAGCAATACGGCTGCTACGTTCTACGTTTCATTTGTTCCATCCGGCGGAACCGCAGGTGCAAATAACGCATTGTTTTATGCAGCCCCTATATCCGCGAATACTACTGTTCAATGGACAGGAACACAGGTTTTGGCGGCAAGTAGCACAGTTCAAGGATACGCCTCATCTAATGCTGTTACCATTATGATTTCTGGAGGTCCGGGCGCATGACAATCAATGTCTATCCTCCGGTAGGATCATATTCCAACCCACAATTCCCAAATAACCAAAGCACGACTGCTGCGTCTTGGGAATATCAAATGGCCCGTGGCAAAGTTCTGGGCGGAACGTCTATCAATATCTTTGGCTATGGCACAGGTATTGATGGGACATTTTGCACGATTTGGGATGGTGCGCCTACGGATTATACTTTTCCAACAGCCGCGACAGTTGTGACAATTTCTAGTTCATCAGCATCTGATAATACATCATGCCGAGTTTACATTGATGGTCTTGATAGTAATTGGGATGTGATAACGGAAATTGTTGCTCTCAACGGGACATCAAACGTCACATCAACCCAATCATTTTGGCGCATCAATCGGTTTTTTCTTGTCTCTGCTGGAACGGGACAAATTTCCAACGTCGGAACAATCACAGCAACAATAAACGGTTCAACTGCGGCGAAAATAACAGCAACTTATGGGAACATGCAGAACGCTTGGTATTCTGTTCCGCGCAATAATAAACTGTTTATTCAAAATCTTAATGTTTTTTCAGGCGATGCCGCCAACCACGGGAATACTCAGGCATTCGGAACATTCCGTGCGGAGCCTACTGCTTGGGATGTTCCTGTTGGGTATAACAAAGTGCGAAGAATTCTAGCCCAAACGACGTTTCAGGCTGTTCTTTCAATTCAAAGATACAACCCAAACGTGTATGCCGGTAAAACGGACGTGAAATGGCAAGCCACAGTAAATACAGGCACAGCATCATTCTCGGCTATTATTGAAGCCGGTTTGCTTGCTGACAGCGCACCATGAGGACAACATGCCACTAAAACGCGGATCATCCCAGAAGACCATCAGTAGCAACATTGGTGAGTTGGTCAATTCTGGCCGACCGCAGAAACAGGCCGTGGCAATTGCGCTCAGTGAATCGCGCCGCAGCAAAAAGGCCGATGGCGGTATGCAGATGGGAACAACCACAACCACGACAGGGCCAACCCCATTCTTTGGTGGTGGTCCACCGAAAGAGGTTGAGAACAAAATTCACGTCGGGCCGATCCACAGCAGCGTTGCCGGTCGAACGGACCATTTGCCGGTTCATGTCTGGTCAGGTTCATACGTTATTCCGGCGGACATTATCTCCTCTATGGGAGAGGGTAATACGATGGCAGGCTTCAAGATCGCCAAAGAGGTGTTTGAGAAACCGTCGTATATGAAGGGCGTTCCGGGTGTGTCTTCTTTTGGAGGCGGTATGCCGGGCGAACCGGCTTTGCCAGATATGCCTAAGAAGGCAGAAGGTGGCGGGGTCGAAAAGGATGCCGTTCCGGTGGTGTTGGCAGGGGGCGAATACGTCATCCATCCTGACGACGTGCAACGGATCGGAGGGGGCGATTTGGACAGTGGGCATCGCAAACTGGACAAATTTGTTAAAACGATGCGGGCAAAGGCTATTGCGACATTGGCAAAATTGCCCGGTCCAAAAAAGGATTAAGGAATGGAAGAGGAGAATCCGATTCGCGTCGGAACATTGGCTGATCTCGATCCTATGATGGAATTGGCTTTGATGGCGTGTGAGGAGAACGGGTTTGTGAATCCGAACCCAGTCAAACTGCTAGAACAGATTTATGCTGCTCTGGCGCAAGATCACGGTCTTGTCGGTATCATTGGCAAAGAAGGTGAAAAAATTGAGGGGGCGGTCTTACTTAGAACATCAAAAATGTGGTATTCTGATCAGGACATTCTAGAAGAGAAAGCGATTTTCATTCATCCAGACTATCGAAGTGCGAAGGGGGGTCGTGCGCGAAGACTGGTTGAGTTCTCAAAAGAGGTTTCCGACTATTTGAAAATACCTTTGATCATAGGGGTTCTTTCAAACAATAGGACAGAAGCCAAAGTGAGACTGTATGAGCGGCAATTTGGAAAAGCCTCTGGGGCATTTTTCCTATATAATGCCCATACAGGCGGTTGGAAAGATGAAGCGGAGTAACCCCTCATGGGCGGCAAGACCGGGACTACCACACAAAAAGTGTCGATACCGCCCGAGGTATTAGCGCGATACAATTCAGTCAATGCTCGCGCCGAGCAGGTCGCATCAACTCCATTCCAGCCATACAACGGCCAGTTTGTTGCGGGTATCACACCGACACAGCAAGCCGGTATCAATGCCACAACCCAATACGCTCAATCAGCGCAGCCTTATTATCAGGCGGCGACAGGGCAATTAGGACAAGCACAAAACCAAGGGCAGGCGGCTATTCAGCAAGCCTTTGGTTCCCTTGGGCAGGGCGTTAATGTCGGCCAGCAGTATGCTCAGGCGGCTACCGGTGGAATTGGCCAAGCATTGCAGGGCGCACAACCATATCAGGCAGGCGCAACAGCCGCTGCTATGGCAGGCGCACAGGCTCTGACCCCTGAGAACATCAACATTCAGGGTTACATGAACCCTTACAATCAGGCCGTGGCCGACACGACCTTCCAAGCCTTGCGTCAACAGCAACAGCAGGAAATGGGCGGTCAGACGGCCAACGCTATACGTTCTGGTGCGTTTGGTGGTGATCGCGCCGGATTAGCGGCGGCAAATCTTGCCCGTCAGCAGCAGTTGGGGACGGCTCAGGCTATGGCCCCAATTTATCAGCAGGGCTACAGTCAGGCTCTCGGCACTGCCATGACGGCTGCACAGCAGAACCGTGCGGCTTTGCAGAACCTTTCCTCGCAATTGCAGGGCATCGGTCAGCAGGGTTACGGCCAACAGATGGGTGCGGCACAGCAAATGGCCGCTCTTGGTCAGCAACAGTATGGTCAGGGCCTTGGAGCAGCGCAGCAGTTGGGCGCTCTCGGTCAACAGCAATACG